TATTTAATCCGCAATATCTACAATCCCCAACATCAGCTACAATGTTAGTTTTTTTCCATAATTTTTTTTTCATAAAATTTTTGTAAAAAATCCAAAAAGGATTTTATTGTCGCATCAACCAGCTACCACCCTAAAATTTCAATCGTCTAGTTTTTAATAAAAATATTTTTTTTGCAAAAAGTGAAAAACCCAATGTGGTATAATGGGTAAATATAAAAGAAAGGAGGTAATTTATGAAAAAGCAAAAAACATTTTTATGTGAAGCTATTGGTAATAGAGGTCTTGTTCATGCTTGGGGTAGAGGTAATAATAAAACTGAAGCTAGAATACAATGTAGATTAGCGGTTGAAGAATCTCTAAAAGAAACACCAAGCAAGATAAGACACTTTCCTATAAGATACGAAATTAAAGGAGAATAGTTCTAAATAAGGCGACCTGAAATATGGTCGCCTTAACAATCCCATTTCCTTAATGCTTTATTAATTCTACTATTAGGATCTCTAGCAGTTTTCTTAGATGTCAGCTTCTTTTTCATGCCTAACATTCTGGCACAAAAAGATTTTCTTCTTTTGCTAGTCTTTGATTTAGTAGGTGCTTTTAAATTACCGCCAGTTGCCCTATTATAACTAGCTCTACCTTTAGCATTAAGGCCACCGCTTTTAGACTTTCCTTCTTTTCTTTGCCAAGCTGGACTAGCCATTATGTACCAAGCCCTACTCTAGGTTCTTCAGTACAAATAAATTTTATGTAAAATTTATTTTCATTTACTTTATCTTTTCCAATATCCTCTAATTTAATAATAGATTGATTGTTGCCACCTAACATACAAGAATAACTATCAGCAAAGTTATTAGGGTATTTGTAAGGTTCTAGGCAAGAGTTTGTAACACCTGAACATAATATTAAATAAAGGACATAATTCATTAATTATCTTTCTTGTTTAATTTTTTTATTTGATCTTCTAAATCTTTAACTTTTTTATTTGCTTGTTCTAAATCTAATTGGCTATGCTCTAGCTTTTGTAAGCATCTTTTATTAGCACTATCTTTTGACTTACCAGCGTCTTGTAGTTCTGCTACTTCTTGTTTTAGGATACGAACTTGTTCTTTATATTCGTTGATTAGATCTGTGTTGTCTGACATTACTTTTTCTTAAAAGTAGAAACACCCTTAATACCTAGTATCGTACTGAAAGAACCCACAACTAAAGCTTGGTAGAACATAGGAAGATTTGCAAACTTATCAAAAAATATATCTATCTTTGCTTGTATGTTAGGATCATCGCTAAACACAGACCAAGCTAAAAGTAACAAAGGAATACTGATTAGTATAAGACAGAATTCATCTTTCCAATCTCCTTTATGTGAGTCTATGACAGCTTTCTTAAACTCTACCTCACCATTAGCCATTCTTTCAGCTAATTTCATTTCAGCTACAGATTCTAATTCTTTTGTTTTTCTTCTGTTTGCTGCAATAGACATTCCAGTTTTTAAAATACCTGGAACTAATTTAGTTGCTAGACTTAACCACATAGTAACCTCCTATAATGCTGCTGATTTCATTTTACCTGAAAGCTTACCAGCTCTTGCTGGTACTTGTTTTGCGTAAAGACTGTCTAAAATTTGATTTCCAGCTTCATTATAATCTTCATTATCTAAAGCTGCTAAACACTTAACAAATTTTTTTGTTCTTGGCATACCAATATTAAAAACTAATTCTATTATTACTTCTCTAGCAATATGATTAACTGGTTTGCCTTCTAATATTTTATTAGCATCGGTAAGTGCTATATTAAAATCTTTTTCAAAAATTTCTTCTAAATATTCTTTATCGTATTGTTTGCCATCTTCCCAATGATCCTCTACGCAAAGGTGTCCAAACCCCACAGTTCTCTTTGACAGAGAATCTAAATACACAGTATCTCTATAACCCTCATGTTCTTTGATTTCGTTTTTTAATTCTTCGTACATTAGTTTTCCTTTTTAGATTTGTTGTTAGTGTAATTCTGTAATACCAAACCTTTGAGTAAATTTTTCTGCAAAAACATTCTATGGCTAAAACAATTTTTTCTAATACTTTCATAATCTTCTCCTAGCATTGACAACCCTCACAAACACAAATGTCTTTATCGTACCAATGGTTATGCAAGTCATCCTCACAATGACAATTACAATGACAAGATTTGCATTTTTTCTTTTTATTTTTCTTTGGTTTTTGCGTAACTAGATTAGCTGTATTTTCACAGACATTATCCATATAACTAAAAAACCTTAAAAAAAGTTTATCAATAAACACCATTAAGTTTTTTCCGATCATAAATTTTCTTACTTTTAATTACTTGTTTTTTGTAATGTCTTAATTGTTTAGCAACAGGGTTGCGTTTTTTGTTTGGCTTTTTCATTAATCCAAACTTGAAATACTTGTAATTTTTTTATCACCTGAATATTCATCAATAACTACATTAGCTTTTACTCTTGCACATTGATATTTTGCGTTACTGCTTCTTTCAGCTATTCTTTTCATCTTCAAGCAAGTGTGCATTTTTTGATCTTGTATATAAAGATGTTCTTTCAAAGTTGGTGGCTCACCAAGAAAGAGTAATAAACTAATGACTATTTCCATTGTCATTTTCCCTAACTTTGTCTTTTAATTTTTCTATATCTGCTAAAGCTTTGTCTAATTGTTTTTCTAAATGTTTAAGCATCACTTGGTTATGTATATTTTCATCAAGCAATTCTTGATGTTTAGAAGTAGACTTAAAAAGTTCTTCTAACAAAATGTACTGTTCTTTATCTACAGTAGTCTGTTCACTTGCTTTTAATAAATCAGAGTTCATTAATTCTCTTGATGTTTCAAGAGATGTAATTTTTTGTGTGATTGAACTATACATTAACACAACAGTTCCAACCATCCCTATAATTCCTAAAAGATTAAAAATAGGCATAGAAATTTTACTGTTACTGCTTACATCTATTCTATCTTTCATTATCAACCATCATTAATTCTATGTTTAATTTTTTTTGTTTTGCAGTTGGACTTCTATAAATTTTATAGGATTTTTTATTCCAATTCTTGTTTCTAAATCTTTTTCTGTAAGATGTAGTTTTTACATCTATCAATCTAATGTTGCCATCCTCATCTACTGCAACCAAGTCAAAAGGTGATTGTGGGTTTGTGGCCAATGCCACATAGTACCCTTGATTTGTTAAATCAATTATTGCTTGGTGTTCAGCAATTAAACCCTTTTGTGCTTTAGTTATTGTAGTAGATTGAATACAAAATTTATTAAGCTTGATAGGCTTATCGTTGCTATCACCCATAAAAATTTATAAATATTATCAACCTTTTGCTCTAAATGCGTAAGGTGATTATCCTTAATTGTTGTAATTTTTTCATGGATGACTTTAATCTCACCCTGTAATTTTATAATTTCTAAAGAATTATTTTGTTCATCATTCATTTGCAACAACTTCTTCTTCGTTACCTATTAATTTTTTTAGGTAGTCCATAGGTTTTGAATCTTTTAAATCTTCTTTAATAAAGATTGTACCACCTAGTTTACTTAAAATAGCAATTGCTTCTTTGCTGCTACTTTTTAATTTTCTTAATCTTATTAAATCTTTAAGAGATTGTGGGTCAAGCAAAGCATTTGCCATAATTCTTTCAGCAGAACTTTTATAAATTCTTCTTCCAGCAGTAAATAATCTACCAGCTAATGTAAATTGACCTAATCTTGCTCTAATAATATCAGAAAAAGCACTACCATAAAAACCTTCTCCTCTAGCTGGTGCTTTTCTAGCTGTTATTTGTAAAGCTGTATTTAATAATCTTAAATTACTAACAAATTCATTATCAAAAATTTCTTCTAAAGCTCTGATATATCCTCTTTCACCACCGCCATATAAATATTTACTAAAAGCTCTAGGATCTATAATGTTCATCCCTAAATTGCTATCAAATTTAGTAACGCTTTCATTAAAATCTGTTAAGACTGATCTTTGAAATGCTTTAAATACTTCAGGATCTTTTTTTAATATATTTTTTAATTTATTTATTTCACCAATTTTATTTGGCTTGTATATAAAAGTAACTAAGTTACCTGGTGTCATAGACTCTAGTTTGCCCTCAAAACTTTGAGCAAGTTGAGCTTTTGTGGTTTCTCTTAATTTAGTTGTATTATCTACAAGTTCTTGAAAACCGCCTATTTTAGATATTTTATTAATTTCTGGTTTTGTTAAAAATACTTCTAAAGGTTCTTTATAATCTTTTAAAAATTTTTCATGTGCTGCTAAATTTACTTTGTCGTTTTTTATAACTTTTTGTTTATACAATTCATTTATAGAATTTTTATAAGATAGCATCGCATCTGGAGTATCTTTTATAACATCATAAGTATTTTCAGCATATTGTTTAGATTTTAAACCTGATTTAAATGACTGTTTAAAAACATCGTTATCGCCAAAAACTAAACTACCATTTTTTCTTAATGTTAATTTAGAAATAATTTCATTATTTAATCTTAATTTATTTTGTGTAACTAATTTATTAAAATTATCAAATTGGTCTAGGTAAATTTGTGGTGCATCTGCTCTTAATTGTGCTTCAAGAGTTTTTTGTATAAATTTTAATGAGCCTACTTCAGGTGTTTCACCAGTAGCAGAACCTTTTGATTGATTTCTAATTAATGTTTTTAATGAACTTAATGTGTTTCTTACAGTATTAACTGGTATTGTATTTGCTTCGCTTGTAATATCTTTAAAAATACTAAGCTGTAAATCATCTTTAGATGGTTTTTTTGGAAATAATTTTTTATCTTTAAATAAATCTTCAATTTTATTTACTCTAATAAGATTGGCTTTTTCTTTATCTGTTAATTTTTTTATAGCGTCTTTTATTAGATTTGTATTTATAACTTCTGTTTCACCAGCTTCGTCTAATAGTTTTGCAGCAGCATCAACATCTTTTTTGTAAGCACTAGCAATATCATCAATTACACCTCTTACTGCTACGCCAGTTTCTCTAAAAGTACCATCAGGCAATTCTAAAATTGCTTTTTCCAAAACTGTTTCAGCAGCTTCTTGTTCTTGTTGTAATTTTTTTAGTATTGGTTGATTTCTTTGTGAAAATACTTTTTGTATTAAAGTTCCAGCTTCAAACTCTGATCCAGCTCTGCCATCTGTAGTATTAAATTTTTTTTTTAAAAAACCGAAATAATCATTTAAAGACTTTGCTTGATTTACATTAAAAGTTTTAAAGTCTTGCATATAGCCAAGTTTATTAATATTTTCAAAACCAGCTTGTGCAGCTAACATATCAGCATCGTTACCAGCTTGAGCTAATGTAAATTTTAAATTAGAGTCTATCTTTGCACTATCTAATTGTTTGTTAATATTTTCTGCTACTTCGTCAGCTTTTATAATATCTCTTTCTATTTTAGCATCGGCAATTTCATCACCTTTAATAAATCTACCTTTTGCTAAATTTGCAAAACCTTTTATTACTTTTGCAGCACCAACACCAAGAACCGCAGAACCAGCAGATACTCCAGCAGCAATTAAAGCTCTGTTTAATAATTGTTCATCAGTTACATCTTCATTTATGCCATAAAGTTTTTGACCAAGTTTATATCTACCATATTCTGCTATACCAGCAGTTAAAGCACCAGCAGTAATTCCAACTGGCAAATTACCACCAGAATAGACAGTTGCAGCAATTGTTGCGGCTATATCTGGCAATATAACCATAGCTTCGCCACCCATGCCTGTAAAATCTCCTAGATCAACACCAGGCTTGTTTACTAATTCGTATTTTTCAGTTTTAGGATTTAAAAATTCTAATTCACCAGTATTGTTTCCAACTCTAACATCTATGTCTTGTTTGTATAAATCTGATAATACATTTTTAATTGCAAGAGCTTTGTTCTTTTCGTCAAATCCAAGTGATGCAGCAAATCTTGCTTTTGGACTTGCACCTTCATTAACACCTACACCATATTTTTCAGCAATTTCTGCAACGCTTGGCTTGTAATTAATATTTTGAAAATAAGAGTCATATTGAAACTGGTCGTCTGGCGACATAAATTGGTTGTCGTCTGCAAAGTTTAAATTTTCACCTCTTGCTATTTTAACTTGAGCAATATCTGGAAATAAACTTTTATAATATTCATTTTTATCTATATCTTGATAATACTTATCATGTAATTTGTCAGCTAATTCCAAATCAGGAACATCATTGTATTGAGGGTAAGTTTTTCTAAATTCTGTTAATGTCATTAGTTTATCTTAATTTTAATGGATCGTTTTCTTCTTCATCTAAATTACTACCTTGTTTATTATCACCGCCTACTTGCTTTTTAGGATTTTCAAAACCAAAATCTCCCTCTGGGTTATATCTTGCAAATTGTTTAGAAGCTGTATTGTAAGCATCTTCTAAAACTTGTTGCAAACCAGCTATAATTTGATCTCTTGATCCTCCCCATCTAATTCTATCTAACTGTCTTTTAATATCACCTTCAGAATATTTAGGATTACCAGGTTCAGCAATTTTTGCTAATTCATAACTTAAATTAATTATTGATGATTTTATTTGTGCATAATTTTGTGCTTTTTTTGTTATACCTTTAGAATTAAGATAATCGTCAGCTTCTTTTGTAGCTTTGTTTTTAAACTTATCTCCTATAACTTCACTTGCTTGTGCAAATTGGTCTGAAATTACATTAAATCCTGATATAACAGATCCAGTAAATCCAATTTGACTATTTGCCACTTTATTTTGTAATGCTACAATATTTCCTTGTAGAATATCATAATCTGTTTGAATGGTTTTTGATAAATCTATATCTTTAACACCTAGTTTAGCTTCAGCTTTTTCTGTTTCTTTTTGTCCAATTGTTGATGTATCAACACCACCAGTAGTAATAGATGATATATTGTTGTTTTCATCAAATTGAATATCTAAACCTTTTTTAGGTAAATTTTTCATCATCCACATTTTTAAAAACTCTGGACTTTGAACATCAACACCTAAAGCTTTAGCATCATTTAAAAAGGCACTCAATTTATTAGTTTTTGTTGGTAATTTTAAACCAGCACCTAATAAAAGTTTTTCTTTTTCATTAAAAACATCGCTATCAATTAATTTTTTCAAGTTTTCATCTTTTTCAATAATTTTATCAAAATCATATTGTGATTTTTTTAAATTAAAATTAGTAACCTCAGATGCTTTTTTTGCATTTTCTATTTGCAATTTTCTTAGTTGGCTAGTAGCGTTGTTAGCCATAATTTTTTGTGTGTTAAATATTGTAGGAAATATTGCTTGGCCAATGTTTTGACCTTGTGAACCTTGTTGTAATAAACCAGCTCCAATTAAAAATTCTTCGTTTTGTAATAATCCTTTTAATATACTCATTATATTAATCCCTGATTGTTTAACTCATCAAAAAATGGATTAGCAGATGTCAAAGTCATGCTATTATTTTGGTATGGGTATGGTGTATATCCATATTGTTGAGTATTGTTAGTTAATTGTAATTTAGCTGCCATGTCTGATTTTGCTTTATTATAGGTGTCCATGTAAGCTGAATTCATTCCTAAATTATTATTATTAATATTTGCAAAGTATTCATTAACCATAGAATCTTGTGGTGTAGTACCACCAATAATATCAGCTAACTCAGGTGCAAAATATATTTCTAAATCTGTAATATCATTTTCTCTAAGTGCATCTGGATTATAAAATTTATCATTAGGATTTGTAACATCACCACTACCATATTTTTTTGTAAAATCATTTTGTGTAAAAGTTCCATCTTTAACACCTTGTAAATCTTTTTGTAAATCTTGTATTTTATATCCATAAGCACCTGGATGAAAATCTTTTTTGTTTGATATTTTATCTATTCTTTTTTCCAAACTGTAAGTCATCATCTTTTTTTGGATTGGTTTGCCAAATTTATCAAATGCTTGACCAATTGCACCACCACTCATAACATAATCTTTAACATCGTTAAAAAAAGTTTTAACTTTGTTTTCTGGTTTTTCAAAAGTATTAGTTGAGTCATAACCCTCACCAGTAAAAGTTGGTTCTTCAATTACAGTAGGAGGTATATTTGTTTGATTTTGCTGTAGTCTATAATCTTCTGCTCTTTGAACATTCCCTCTATCATCTCTACCAGCAGATACATTTTCTGCTGCACTTGCTCTAGGATCGCCACCTCTATCTCCAGCACCTCCACCATACATAGCAGAAAAATAAGTTGGAATTCCTTGTGGTGTTAATAAACCAGCACCACCAGCATCTTTAAGCATCTTAGCTTCATCTGCATTTATATATGCAAGAAACTCACCCTCTGGTGCTTGTGCGTTTAATAATCCTACTGCGTTTTTTAAATTGTTCATAGACTATATAATTATTGCAATAACAAAAAGAATAAACATCCCTATAAAAAACTTCATAGGTTTTTTTTGAACTTTTGTTTCAAGATCAAAATATATTTTTTTTAATTTATCCATTATAATAACCCTCCTAATAATGCACCAGCTAATGCTCCTTGAACTCCAAAAGCAGCACCACCTAAAGTTCCTAATTGAGATCCAATTAAAGCACCACCCATAGCTTGGGTAACTCTATTTGGATTAACTGTTGTGTTTTGATTTCTTGCTGGAAATCCAGCAGCGATTGGTGAAACTAATCCGCTATATTGTTGTAATGCAGCAAAAGGTGCTAAGTTTCTTTGTCGTTCTATGTTTTCTAATTGTTGTCCAGTTTGTACTAAACTTGGTGCAGAACTTGCAATACCCAATTGTCTTTGTCTTTCTCTTTCGTATTGGTCAAATGCAAATGGAATTGCTTCAGAGGCTATACCAGATAAAATTTGCTGTTGGTTCATTGGACTACCAGGTGTACGCCCAGCACCAGAAAATTCTGTATTAACAGCAGTTGCAATCTGATTTGCTGAGTCTTGCAACATAGGTGATAAAAATGGATTTAAATATTTACCAGACAAAGTGTCTGCAAGTTGTTGTGTTGAAGCGTCTGCCATTAATTCTTGTGCAGCTAAACCTCTTGTGGTTTGTGCGGATGGTGCAACATACCCAGCAGCTCTAACTCCTTGTCCATATAAATTACCAGCTTCAGATATAATCTGATTTAACGCTGGTTTTGCTGGATCGTATGGATCTTGTTTTATTATTTGCGATCCACCACCACCTGAACTTCCTCCTCCAAATGACATTATTTATTCTCCTTTTTTAATTGTTTTTCTAAAACTATATGTGTTCTTTTGTATTTAAAATTTTGCAAAACTTTTTGCCAACCTGGTCTAGCAAATAGTTCCATTTGATTACATTCTTGTTCAATTGCAAAATCTTCTAACACCTTAATTAAAGGTGTCCATTTTTGTCTACTTCTACCAGTCATAATAAATACATGACATGATCTTTTTAATTTTCTTTGAATAATTTCTGTTACAACTACACCATAATATTTTTCTGTTGGTGTTGGTTGTTCTTTATCCCAAAGAACCCAAAGCTGCATCTTTTCAGATTTTATACTTTCATAAACAAAGTCTGCATCTGTTTGATTGCCTGAGAAAGATAAAGCTTCTGCAATATCTTTTTTTACTAAGTTCCAAACCTCATCTGTATTAGATGTAGGTATTCTAACTAAATTCATTATGTAATACTCAAAAAACTAATTCCTATGTGAATACTATCTGTTGAGCTTATTGTTGCTTTCAAAGCGTCTGATTTTTCTAGCACTAAAGGTACTGATAATATCTCTACCGATGTGTTTGCTGCTAGGGATTGTGTGTTTAAAATTGTAAATTCTGTATTACTTTGTGAACTATCTAATACATCCATTGATATAGTTGGTGTATTAGCAGTATTATTAGTTACTCTAATAGATCTTATAATAATAGTTTCGTTAGCACCTGATGTAATTAAAGTTGTTTCACTTGCAGATGCAATTGCTTTACCAAAAAATTTATAACTATTTGCCATCTGTTTTTTCTTCTTTAGGTAAATAACTTAATAGATGTTGTAACTTAGAATAATTTTTTTCTTTAATTTCTAACTGTGTATCTATTTCTTTATTAATATTTGTATGGTCAGGAATTATGGTTGGTTGATTTAGAAGTAGTTTTATATTTTCATCAGCTTCTAAAATCTTAGACTCATAATCCTTACGCAAGGATTCTATTCTACTCATGTCTTAGGATATTTTACCTTAACTTGTTTTATAGTTTGGTAAAAATCAAAATACCTTTTCTGTAATAATATATCTTTATCTATTGTGTGCCATAGCATATCCAATTGATCTCCTATTGGTGGATAAGCATTTCTTCTTTGTTCTGCATAATTAGATTGTTCTGGCTCATTAGCCATTTCATTCATCTTAGCTTCTATGTCAGCTTTAGAAATAGGTGTTGTTCCTTGATGCCATTCTAATTCACAAGTATTAATATCATCACCTCTTATTGCAAATTTAGCATCTGAATTTATTTTTATAATAGCATCAAAAATTTTATCAATTTTATACATTATGATTGAACCTCCATAGCAAATATTCCAGATTCACTAGCACTATCCTTATTCGATGAAACTTTTGCATTGTTTTGACCAGAGTTAAAATAAATTTTATAATCTACTTGTGCTGTGCTGTTATAGGTTGTGTCTTTATAAACTCCTGTAGATCCAGCAGATACTGTGGCAGAATCTGCACTATACAAAAATGCTCCAGTAATTTGAACTAAAGCGGAATAACCACCACCATTAACTTGTCTGTATATTTTCATATTCATATTTGTATTATTACTTTCTTTTCTACAATCTGGCATAAACCAATTAAGATAAATATGATTATCAGTTGCAGTAGGTGTTATTGATGTAGTAAAACCAGCATCTGTATAAGTATTGCTACTCACAGCAACTGCTGTTCCAGTTGTTCCATAAGCAACTTTTAAAACCTTACCAGTAGGAATAGCTGCTGGTAATGATGTTACACTAGATAAAGAATTATTATTTAAAGTTATGATTGCCATATTATTTATCTCCTAACATATCGTTCCATACAGCTTTGATTTCATCAACTGTAGTAGCTGTATCAACTTGTTCTGGTAAATCTCTTAAAGTATTTTTGTCTGCAACAATAGATGTAGTATCAGTTCCAGCTTCTTGAGCTTTCATAAAATCTAAATCTAATTTTTTAAGAGCTTTTGCTCTTTTAAATCTAATCTTATTTTTCCAAACTTCTTTAGCTTTAGTTATATCTATTGTTATCATGCACCAACTCCATCTGTTAGTTCTGCATCATCTATTGTCCAAGCATCTCTAAAAGTTCTATCACTTGATATTTCAGATACATTTACAATTTTATAATTTAATCCTGTAGGAACATCTTTTTGTGCAATCTGTTCTATTGTCATAGTTTGTAATGCGTCTGGTGTAGGAATAATTATACTTATTCCACCATCTGCTTTTTTATATATTATTCTTTTATCACTCATAATTTTACCTAAATACTGCTACCATTATGCAATCATTATCTGCTGTTGAAAAACCAGAACTATCATTATCTACTTCTCTATTATTTATAGTTACACCACTAACACTGCTTGGATCTTGAGGAGAAGTGTAATTGAATATTTGTGATCCAGTTGAAATTACTGCACCTGGAGAAACTATAGCAGCATAATTTATATCTGGCATATTAGTTGTAAAATTAACTGTATAATTTCCAGTAGAATTATCTGTAAGACTACTAACACCTCCACTATTATCTATTGCAACAGTTCCAGTTCCATCAAAACGAACCCAAGCTCTACAACCATAAACAGTAGTCGCTGAACCAAAACCAGAATTAAAACTTACATTTTGTGACATTGATACATTTTCTGAACTATCAATAGTTATAGCTGTTGCATCAGCACTTGATGATATTCCAGCTACTCCAGCAGCTGCAAAAGTATTATCTCCTCTTAAAAAGGTTGTAGCATCTTTAGTTCCTGTTGCAGTTAGTTTGGCAAGTGAAACAGTATTATCTGAAGGAGTACCTATGTCTAAGCTGTTACCTAATACTAATACAAAATCTATTACATCTCCTGTAGAAAGATTAGATGCAAATGTAAGTGTAGAACCACTCACTGTAAAACTATCTGTTGGTGCTTGTAGTACACCATTTAATGAAACTAAGAACTGATTAACATTATCGTAAGATGTGAAGTTCACACCTCCATTCTGCATAGTGTATGCAGCTTGACCATTAACAGCAGTTATTGCGTCTAGCTTTACAAAGTTTCCTATTA